CGGCCGAGCGCGTCGTGCGCCCGCTGCGACGAGGTTTTGAAGAAGTTCGAGAACCAGCTCATTTGGAGCCTCCTAATGATTGAACGATCCGCGCGAACGCGACCTTTAAGTGGTCGACGACCGACCGCTCGTCGTCGGGGTGCTTGCCCAGGAAATACGCGGCGGGGATGCCGATTAGTGCGACGAAAAAGAAAAACCAACTCATAGCGCGGCCCTCTTGATACCTTCGTCTAGTTGCGCGTCGGTGACCATTGCTGCGGCGGTCTTTCCGTTCTCCATTTGGATCATGCCTTCCAAAATCCAGAATTGCGTATTGGCATCATGGAGGCTGATCTTATCGTTTGCGTGGAGCTCGCAGACCGCGCACAGATAGTCGATGTAGGCTTGCTGGTCGGTCGTGCTCCAACGTGCCGCGACGCCGGGCGAAATTCCCGGCTTTCCGATCCATGAAACAGGAACAGAATTCCCGTTCTCATCGACCGGCCCGATCGTATTTATTCCATGCTTATCCTGATAGGCCATCAGGTTTTTTGCAGCGGCCCGTAGACCATTTTCCATCTCGTCGAAGATCGCGAAGCCTTTTTCGTTGACTCCCGTCTCGCCTTGCCATCCGCTGGGCAGGAGGTTCGTCGGATTATTCGAGCGGACGCCGAGCGGGATCACGGCACGCCGCCCCGCACCGCCATCACGCTCAACAGCCACAAGACGAACGCGACGGCGTACATGACGACGCCCTCGACCTTATGGGCGGTCACGTAAAGCCACGTCCCGCAGACGAGCAAGACGCCGATATGCGAGAGGATCATGGGCCGCGATACCAGTGCGTCGGATACGGCGCGACACCACCAAGCAGGCCGAGTAGGTAGAGGATGCCAATCAAGACGACGATCGCCTTGAAGATTAGGTTTGGCGTTGGTGGTTTGATAAATGCATCAATTAGCCAAAACAGCCCCCAACCTATGAGTGCGAGGATAAAAAGGGTAATGAGTAGCGAGATGAGTCCGGACATAGCGACCTCCTTCGGTTTAGAACTTCCACCAGGGTTTATCCGCCGATGGGTTTTGGTTTTGGATGGCTGGGCAAACTTGGTCCCGGTATTTGACCAGTGCTATCAACTGGTCGTGGAGCCGGATGCACGTCGCCCACAGCCCCCCTGGATTGCGGTCGTCCAGCAGTGCTTCCGTTACCGTTTGCATTTTGCTGTCCGCCAGTTGCTCCGGCAGCGGGCACGGTTGCAGTACCGTCGTCGGCAAGGGCGGCGGTTCGCATTGCACGCGTACTGTCATTGACGAGGCGCAGGAGGTCAGGGCCAATATCGCACTGCACATTGCGAAAAGCCGCATTAACTGCCACATAGCCAGCTCCTTTTGCTTTGACTTGCGCGCCGAGCGTTTTACCCTTCGCCTCTCCTGCTTCGAACGCCGCTTCCATATCGGTCACTTTGTTCGCGGCCTGCTCGATCGCGCCTTGCGTTACCCGGTCGGCCTCGGCCTGCGCTGCGGCGACCTTCGCCTGCTCGGCCGCAACCGCGACGTCGCGCTCGTGCGCCGCGAAAGCCCAGACGCCGCCGCCGATCGCGGCCATCGCGACGACGATCATGATGAGTTGGATCACGGCGTCTCCTATTGGCGCGGTTGCTGCGGCTGTTGCGGACTCGGCACCAGAGTTCCAGGCGCGGCCGGAACGTAATAGACCTGCGGCGACGGGTTCGAACTCGACAGTTTGATCCATTGAATGACGACGCCGCCTAAACCGATGGCTCCGCTGACAACGCCCATCGCGGCCAGAATGACGAGAAGTCGCGTAGCTCCGGACCGTTTATCCTCCGCTGCCTCGAGCATCTTCAATCTCTGATCGATGTTGCGCTGATCCCCGTCATAGACATCCCTACGCACGGAGGCGGACGCGGCGGCGGCTATTCTTGATTGCTCGCCGTTTAGATTCTCCATCCGGCGCTCGTATTCGATGGCTTGTTTTTTAAGGGCCGTTAGATCGCCACGGCGAATGAGTCTGAACTCGCGTCGAGAGAGCGGCGTCATGGTGCTTTCTCCTTCGTCGCTTCCATCGCCTTTGCCTTGAGCTCGGCCGCTTCCTTCGCCTTCGATTGCTGCTTCGCTTCGTAACGCGCGCACATCGCTGCGTCAGCCGCCGCTAGCTTCGGCTGCGTCATTTTCTTAGCGTCGCATTCGGCTTGTTTGTCGTCGAGATAGTCGAGCCGGTTGACGGCGAACCCGTATTGATTCCACGACTGTATGCTCACGTCGTGGTCGGCGTGCGACTTCAGCGCGGTTTGGATTTCGGCGCGGTTCATGTAGTGATCCGACAGCGCCCAAAATGTAGGCACCGTCGCGACGAGTGCCAGCAAGACCGAGACGATGCCGACGATGCGCCCCCAGGTTAGGCGGAACTCTCCGCCGCCGGGGTGATCCTTTTCCGGCCATGCGACTCGGCGCGATTTAGGCGGCGCTCGTTTAGCGATCATTTCCCGGCTTCCGGTTGCGTGACGGTCGTCGTCGTCTGTTGCGCCGAGGTGATTTGCGTATTCGGATGCGGCTGATCGCCACGGCGGAATACCCCGACGCCGACCGCCGCGCTGCCGAACGTCACGCCGGCCGCGCCTATGATTGCAGCGACCCCAACGAGATCGAGAGGATGCTCCGCGACCATGAACATACGAACCGCAACAAGCAATAACGCAAATGGGATGGCGCCAAGTACGGTGCACATGACGACGTACAAGCCCAGATAGCCGGGGTCGACGGTGCCGTCGCTGCCGGTGACGGCAGAACGAAAAATTGGCGGCTCCCGCGCCGGCGGCGGAACGTAGGGCGCTAGGATTGTCGGCTTCGGCTTTGCTTTGGTCATCTAGAGAAGCGTTGGTTATCGCGGGTTATATGGCCGTCAAGCCGGCTACTGATCGCATCAATTCGCTTGTCCTGCTGTTCGTTGATGTCATGCTGCGATTGCCGTAGGTTAGAGTTGCGGGAGTCAATCGATTCGCGCAATTGCCGTATTTCCTCATCGACGACCGCCGCCCGAATAACTAGCGCTGCCTTGACTTCGAGCGACGCCTGATATTGCTGCCAGACGAAGATACCGAGCGTGATCGTCGCGCTGATGTTGATCCCGCGGAGCAGTTTCCAGTAGATGCTCTCTTCCTGCGGAGGCGGTTCCGTCGGAATCGTCTTGACGTGAGCGAGCATCCCTCCAAACGGGATCAGGTCGTGCAACGGCCACCAGTTCGGATCCATGACCACCCGCTTTCATGTTACGACCGCGCCCTTGACGTGAGCGGCGTCCGGAATGGTTAGGAATGTCGGCGCGGTATGGCCGACCGAATAGACCGCAGCCCCTGGGGCGCCGCCCGCGCCGCCAGCCGATACCGCCGATACGCCAGATGATCCGCCGCCGGCCAATCCACCACCCCGGCCGCCCTTTCCGCCGACACCATCGCCATTGCCACCGCCGCCGGGGGAACCGGTAGATCCGGCCACACCATCCTGTGCGCTGGCGCCTCCAGAACCGGCAGCGCCTCCTGGATAGCCTTGCCCTCCGCCGCCACCGCCGCCGCCCTCTTCGGCCGGGAAATGGAAGGATGCGCCTCCGCCACCTCCGCCACCTCCGCCACCAGCGAGGAATCCTGTGTCATAGATCGCGAGGTAGACCTTGACGTTATCGGAAATCGTCAGTCCGGCGCTTCCGTTATTCCCGCCGCCGCCGGGGGAGGTATGACTCGACGCCCCGAACCCTCCGTCCCCCGCCGCTCCGGCCCAGATACCGCCGGCGAGAATCGTGATCGTGATGCTTGAATTGGCCGGCCAACCCGTTCCGGTTGTCGAGGCGCCGCTAATGACGATACCGTTACCGACGGTGACGAATACATCGGACGCGACGGCCGGTGATCCGGCCGCAGTCCTGATGTTGTAGTTGGCCTGCGAGCTCGGCGTGAGGACGACGCTCGGTCGGCTAATGGTGCCGTGAGCGGGCATCTACTTTACGTCCTTCGCAAATCCGACGACGGAAACCGTCGCGCCGTCGTGGCACATCAGCGTCACGACATCGCGACCGGGATTCGTCCACGAGAGCGCGGTGCCGCCCGGCTTCTGCGCTGTGAAGAGCGAGGTCGCGATTGCGCCGTTCGCCACGTCGAGCGTCAGGTAGCCGACGACGCCGCTCGGCAGGTTCGACCAGGTAAGCGCCGCGCTCGATCCGGTCACGGTCAGCGTCTGGAGACCTCCGGCCGCCCAGTCAATCGCCGTGGATCCGGCAACGTTGCCCTTCGCGACCTTCGCCTCGCGCTCGTAGGTCAGGCTGGCCGAGCCGCCGGTGATCGCCACCGCGCTCGCCGCCTGAGTCGAGATCGTCCCGAGGCCGTGCGCGCTCGAGCCGGTCAGCGCGATATGGGTGGCGAGGTCCGCGGCGAGCTTGTAGGCCTTGCCCATCAATCCCCAGAGCCACGCCGTCCAGCCGGAAACGCCGGTCGCCGTCGTTAGATTGCCGCTCGTATCGAACGAGAGCGCCGTCGTTCCGATCGCGTCGTATGAGCTGCCGCTGTTGGTCGACAGGTCCCAGCCCATCGAGACGATGTTGCCGTCTTTACCCGCACCGCTGCCCCAGGTCGGCGTCGCGCGCAGCCACGTCGTCGACTTCTTCCAATAAAAAAGTGCCGGCTGCCCCGCAGTCCCGCCGGACACTGTGAGGTCGAATCCTTCGGCGAGCCCCATCAGGCACGCATCGCGGAGCGCCGTATCGTTGACATTAGCCGAGGCCGCGAATGATGGTCCGGTTTGATTTCCAGCCGGTTTGGTTTCGTCGAATGCGGTACGTGCCATGATCAGATTCCCGTAAAGACCCAAGCGCAGGACGTCGCCTGCTTCGCCCCGGCCGCGTCGAAGGCATAGGCGTCAAATGAGTTCGTCACCCCGGTGCCGACGACGACGTTATCGTAAGTCGGGAAGCGCGGCGTGGATCCGCTGGCAGCCGTTAGTTGGATACTTACCGCCTTCGCGTAACGGTTGGCGAGCGATACCGTCGTCGCCACCGTCGCCGATGTCGTTACGCTTCCGCTCTCGCTTCGACCGACGACGGTAACGCGTACCAGCCCCAGTCCGGTTACGATGAACGGATTCGATGATGCGACGCGCATCTTCGCCCAGCGCGCAGTAACCGCAGCGGTCAATCCGGAGTACGCGGTATAACCGGAGTCGACCGTCGAGAGGTCGAGATACGCGACGGCACCGCCGCCGTTATCAATGAAATCTGCAACGCCGGCCCACGTCCCGGAAAACGACGCGCCGAAGTCGTGGTGCTCCGTCTCCCAGCCGCCGCCGCCAGCGCACATATAGGAGTAGAGCGGATTCGTATACGTCGACAGGTTGCTGCCGAATTCCGAGTTCCAGTGGCCGCCATCGCTCGTGATCCAGTATTGATTGCCTGCGCCGTCGGTGTGCGACTCCATATTCGACGTCGAGAACGATGCTGCCGTGAAGTCGTATTCGCCAGCGACGAACGCATTGGCGTCGCTTGTGACGACGACGTCGGTGTATATCGCATTGACCGATTCCTGCCCGAACGGATGCGCTGGCGTACGGACCGAATCCAGTCCTTTGACGAAGATACGCCAGGTACCAGCGCTGATGACCTTGGTCGAATAGCGCACCGATGGCGCCGCGACGCGGTCGAGGAGCGTCGCTGTATCCCATGTCGCCGAGCCTGGGTCGCCGTAGCGATACTCGTGCGCGGTCAGGTCGAGATCGGTCGCCGGGTCGATGGTGATCCGAACCTCGCCACCTACCTCGAAGGCGGAGATCGCCTTGACGTCGGACGGTAGCGCCGCCTTGCCGTTATTGGTGATCGTCGCTACCGCAAACGGACTCTCGGCCTTCAGATCGGAGATTGTCGTGACGTGGATCGTGTAGAGGATGTTCTCCGGCAGCGCTCCGGTGATGTATTTCGGGCGCACCGTCGCGTCTAGGCTTCGTTGGACGGTCGCTGTCTCAACGAGAGTCGTCCCGTCGTAAACGTCGGCGCGATAGTTAAGCACGAACGGATACGTACCCGCCGGAGGCGAGGCGTCGGTCCACTTGATGACCAGCTTCGAGACGTACTTCCCACTGGCGTCGATGACGACGCGCTCGGTAACGATGAGGCCGGTGACGGTCGGCGGACGCAGCGGGTCAGCGAGGAATCCATCGCCGCCGCCGTCGGGTGCCGCGATGACCGACGAGTCATACTTCTCGTCGTCATGTTCGGTTGCCATGATCGCCCAGCGTCCCGGCGAGATCGGTTCGGCGCGGGCGAGGCGGCAGATCTTCGACGAGAGACCCTTGTGATGAGTGACGTCGATCAGGTCGCCCGCCTGAAGGCTTACCCCGATGTCGAAGGCCGTGAACTGACAGGATAGGTCGTTCAGTTGCCCGCCGTTGAGGAGCTCGATCGCGTATCGCGTCGCCTCCGAGTATCGCGTCAGGCCCGGCTTCGAGATGCGCGTGCGCCTGAATGGGACCGTAGGGACGAGGTCATAGACGCCGGGGATAAATACCGGATCGGTCGTGTCGGTGCGCCAGGGGAAGTCTTGGGTATTCGTATAATCGACCTCGACCACGGTCGGAGAATCGGTCGGTCCACGCTTCTGGTAACTGAAGGTCTTCTTGACCATGTTGGTCGCGTTGAATGAGAACGTCGATACGCCAATTTGCGTCACCGTGCCGCCGCTGACGTAGGCCGTGAACGCCGTGGAATCTATCCCGCGCAGGTCAATGTGGTCGGCGTTAACGACATTGATAACCGCGACGACGTTATTCGCCTCTGGCATGCCGGTCGTAAGTCCAGCGACCTTGACGATATCGTTATCCGAGAATCCGTGCGCGACTGCAGTGATACGCATCGGAGACGCCTGAGTAATGCCGGTTATATTCTTCGTCGCGCCGACTATTCCGGTACTGTCGATCACGAGCCGATAGGTATCGCCTTCCGGCAGAACCCAGCAGCTAGCCGAGTCCTGCATGACCGCGAGCCAACTCTCGACGGGTTGCGGTTTATCGATGACGAGCGAGAAGATGTGCCGCTTCTCGGCTGGCGTGCCGATCAGTTCATCGGAGTACGCTGCCGCCGTTGCGACTGACGTCCAATCGACCGAGCGGCCCATACCGAATGTCGTGTTCTCGATAAAGTCTGCGATGCAGTAGGCCGGGTTATCGCTATAAGTCTTCGCGCCCCCATTCGCAGTCGAGACCTTGCGCCCGCGAATTAGTACCGAGAACTCCGGAAAACCAACGCTCTGTCCTGGCGGAACGCGGAAGACGGAGTAGCAGATACCGGGAAGCGTGTCAGCGTAACCGGGGATGGCAAGCTTTAGCGTCGGATCGATCCCCTGCGATGCAGTACCGAGGTAATGGGTCGCCGTGATCGTCGCTCCGAGCCACGGTTCGTGACCGTTAATGAAGTATTTCTCGATGGCGTCGCATTCGCCTTCGCCCCAGGTACAGCGTAGGACGAGGTCGGCGCTATCTCCGAAGTCGGTTGCGAGCGATGCTACTGCGGAAATGTCAGCGCCTATGACCTGGCGCCCGTAGATAATACGGATCGGGTTGTTGTTCCCTCCGATGACGAGCGACGCCTGCTCGACCGACGTCGTAGCGTCGTTCTGGATGGCTACGACGTCGGCGACGTAGGGCGGGATCGGACTGCGACTCGGAGGCGGGACGCGCGGACCGATGCGGCGACCTGGTGCCGATCGGCTATCCGCCGGCGTATCGCCAGGATGCCCGCGCAGTTGAGTCCTCGCCCGATCCATTACTGCGCCTCCAACGAGACCTCGGCCGCGATACGCCCACCGCCGAGATAAGTAAATTTGGGCACGTCGGAAAAGAGCATATTCGAATACGTCTCCCGGTCTCCATCCCAGACGAAGTCTATGGCGAGGGTCCAGTTGGCATCGTAGAACGCGAGCAGGGTATCGCGCTGCGCCAGCGTGAGCAGGTGCTTCAGCATGAAGCGATCCTTCCGCGTCGTATAGAAGCGCCGGCCCTTGGCGCTGCCGTCGATGGCGCGGTCGATCGTCAGATCGTCGAACGGCGTATGGGTCGAGCCAAGCAGTTGATCGAACGCGGGATAGCTAGCCACGGTCGCGCTCCAGCTTGTAATTCGTGTTGTTGAAAAAGATGACTTGGCCGATGACGGGCAACGAGGAGAATCCGTTGGCGCGCGTCTGATATCGCCGCGGTGCGTAAAGCTCGCGTGAATTGCGTTGGACGAGCGAGATATTTACGCCCGACGTTTTCTCATCTACCGAGACTGCGTCGCCGGTCCCTGCAAAGATAGAAATCGGGTCGTCGTCCGCAGGCGCTACGCCGTAGAACTTCCAGATGTTGATCCCGCGCCCGGCGATGCCTTGCTCGAGGATCAGCGCCGAGATCGCGGAATCGGTGTCGCCCAGGGTAAGGTTGCCCGACTGCTGCGCCGAGCCGATGTCGTAGCGGAGGCCGGTAATCGACAGGTCGTGCGCTTGCCAGTCGTTGCCGTTCCAATGCAGATCGCCGCGCGACGAGAGGCGCAACGGCGTCGAGAAAAGGATCTCGACGAAGTAGGCCGGCGTCGTAATCGGATTGCCGAGCTCGGTCAGGAGCGCTGGCGTGACGTCGCGAGTCATCGGCGCCTGCCGTCGGTAACGAGAGCATTGTGTCCAGCCGGTTGCTGACTTCCCGCGGCGCCGCTCAAATCGTCTGCCGCTCCGGAGAGATCGGCCGCCGCTCCGGAAAGGTTACTCGCCGCATTGTCGATCGCCGTCTTGATCGCGGTCAGGATGGCATCCGACTGATCCTGCGCGGCCTTCTGGGCGGCGATGATCTGCTTCTGGGCGAGATCGTTGACGGTGTTCGCGCCCTTGATGAACTCGCCCGCCTGCGCGGCCTGCTGCTCTGGGGAGAGCATCCCGAACGCGTCGCGCATATCCTGGTCGATCTGCTTCGCGAGGCGGTCGATCGTGGCGGCGTCGGTCGTCGAAGCGAGTTGCTTCTGGAGTGCGGCCGCCTCGTCGCGCAGATAGTTGTATTGTCCAGCCTTGTCGAGCCCGGCGAAGGTATAGGTCTTGATCGACGACGCGAACATGTCCTTGATCGTCGTCTTCAATTGTTCGAGCTGGGCGATCAGGGTGACGACGTTCGTGTAGTAGGCCTGCGTCGCCGTAGCGAGGTCGGTCGTAGCCGCCCCGGTCGAGTCGTAGGTCGCGAGCAGATCGAGGAGCGCCTGCCCTTGTCGCGACAGCGCCCCCTGCGCGCCGGTCGCCGCATCGGCGACGGCCTTCAACGCATCGTCCATCGGGTTGGCGTTGAAGACGTTGTAGAGGTTGAGATACGCCTGCGAGAACGTGAGCAGGTTATCGGCGAGGTCCGAGGTCAGCGTCTCCGGTGCGATGCTGGCGAAGAGTTTAGACAGCGTGCCGGGTAGGTCGGAGCCCTTCAGCGCGGCGATCAGCGCGCGTTTGTTTTCCAGGGCCATCGCGTCGGCGAGCGCCTGTGTATCCTTCCCGAGATTGTCGAGCACCGACTGATAGACCTGCTTGCCGGCGACGAACGCCATCGTCACCAGGCGATTAGACGCGGTGCCCTGCGGGTCGGTATCGAAGCCCTGGCGGAAGATCGCCGAGCCCTTACCGCCGAATGCCTTGATCAGCGTCGAGTATGCCTTGTCGTTGGCGTCGATCAGCGCCTTGACCTGGGCGTTTCCTTGCGCGGTATCTTCGCCGGGGAAGAAGGAATAGGCGGCGCCGCCGGTCGTATAGTCGCCCGCTTGCTTCGGCCCGCCCTTCTTGCTGTTGAGCCAGTTGAGGATCAGACCGCCGCCGACGGCGAGGATCGTGCCGACGATCGGGACGGCATTCGCCGCCATCCATGTCGCCGTCTCGGGCGAGAATCCAAGGCCGAGCCCGAGGTTTCCCATCCCAGCGGTAAGTCCAGACGAATCAGCCAGTCCTCCAAGCAGCCCGCCGAGACCGCCAGTGCCCCCTAGAAAGCTGCCGCCCATGTTCGACGACGCGGCCGAGGCGAGCGAGGCCGTAGACCCGGCACCGCCGGCGACGATATTCAGCACCCACTTCTTCGCCATCCAGTATGCGAGCTCGAGGAACAGGCTCCGCATCGACTCCTTTATCCGGTCGAATACGCTCTTGCTGCCCTCGTAGATGTGCGTGAACGCGTCGTGCGCGGCGTCGTCGATCTTGCCCCAGAAGTCGATCTGCTGCTGCAGCGCCTGCTTGGTATCTACCGCGTCGTTGATGCGCTGCGCGTAGTCCTGATAGAGGGCGCTGTTCTTTTCCAGCCCCTTTGATTCCAGTTGCATTAGCAGGGTCGCTTTCTCCCGCTCGGCATTCGACATCGTCATCGCCTTGACCTCGAATTCCAGGTCTTCGACGATCTTGATCCGATCCTCGATCAGTTTCTGTTTGGCCGTCGCGAGCTTGTCGTCCTCCTCAATCTCCTTCATCGTCCATTCGGTCAACTTCTTCGCGGCCTCGGCCTCGGCTTTCATTGACTCTTCGTGTGCTTTATCGAGGTCAATGCGCTTCGCCATGTTGAGGATGCTGTCGAACTCGACCTTCTGGCGAGCGGTGAGCGTGGCGAGGGTGTCTCCTGAGAACTTGTTGAAGAGCTTGTCGACCTCGGTCCACTTCTGCTCGGTCTCGAGCGCGTTCTGCATCGACTTCTGCTCGGCGTCTAGTGCCTGCTGCACCTTGTCGATTCCGGTAGTGTCGCCGCTGGCAAGGCTCGGGGCGATAGGCTTCTGCTGCAACTTTAGATCGCGCGCGTCTCCAGTAAACCCCATCGACGCGACGCTTCGCATGATGGCGGAATCGCGCATCGAGATCAGGACGCGCAATTCTTTCTCCGCGTCTGATAATTGCTTCGTCCACGATGCCACTCCGGCGTCATACCAATTCTGCGGATTGGACTTGATCTTGTCCTGCAACTCGCCGATCTTCTTTGTCGTTGCGTCAATGGACGGACCGATCCGATCCGCATATGTGCCCGCAACGATAAACGAGTCGAAGAATCCGAGCCCCTCCTGGCGCGCCTTTATGAAGGCGGCTATCCCGGTCTCAAGCGCCGGGACCAGATCGCTCAAGATGATGGTCTTCAGCGTCGTCATCTCGACGCCAATGAGGCGGATCTGCCGCTCCAGCCTTTCGGATTCTTCGGCCTGTTGCGTGGTGACCGTGGCAACGACGTCCGTATTCGTCGCCATGTCGTGCAGCATGGCGTTGACTTCGTAGCCGCTGCGGCGAAGGATCGCCTGCGTCAGCGCAGCCTTGTTAGAGCCGTCGGCATATCTATCGAGCGCAACTGCAACCTGTTGTAACGCCTCCGCCGGGTCTTGCGCCGTGACGCTGAGCGCCTTCAGCGCATCCTGCGCGACCTTGCCGCCCTGCCCGACGCCGGACATAGCCGCCGACATCCGGTAGAGGAGAGCGGACATCGTCTCGACATCGACGCCGGCGACGCGCGCCTGGTTGGCGATGCGCGAGAGGTTCTCGACCGACGATCCGGTAGCCTTCGAGAGCTCGTTCAGATGCGCCGCGGCATCGACCGTCGACTTGGTGAACTCGACCAGCCCCGCGACCGACAAGACAACGCCGAGCGCGGCGAACGCGGATTGGGCGACGGAGGCGAGGCCGGTAAGCGACCGCTCGACGCCGGAAATGACCGCCGTCGCCTGGTCGATCGCGGTTATTCGGATTGCCGGGGCGTCAGGCATCTATGACCCCGATGCAAAGATCTGCCGCTGCAAGAAAGCCTGCTCCGACTCGCCTTCCTGCCGAACGATGGGCACCGCCGCTTTCTGCTCTCGATGCCACGGGAAGAAGTCCAGGGGGCCGAAGAAGGTTCTCGCGCCCTCGCCCTGGTTGATGTTGACCGTCGTCGCGGCGGCTAACCCCGCGCGCATATCCTCGACGATTCCACCGAATGGCTCCAACTGTGAGAATGCGAGCCATTCGGTGATCTCCGAGGAGGGCAGGGTATCGAGCATGGTCGCGACCCCCATGCCCAGTTCACGGGCTAGGCGGAAGTAGAAGCGGCGGGCGGGCCGCTCTGTAAGTTTTTTGCTGCGGCCTCCACCGCGGCCGCGTCGAGACCGTTGAGCTTCTGCGCGGCCTCGAACAGTTTCGCAATGACCGATGCTGGAGCCTCGTCAGAGAGTTCTGCTATCTGATCGTCAGAGTAGACCCGCGCTCCGGCGTCATCCACTAAGCACATCGCGACCAGGCGCGCGCGAAGATAGAGCGGCTCGACCGTGCGCTTGCCGTCCACCTCCTTGAACGCCGCGATCTCGAACCGGTCGCGCTCGGTGCCGGACATCTCCCGCAAGCGGAACGTCCCGACCTCGTCGAGCTCCACGTCCACCGTCTTGCGGGGGATTGTCTTGAAGACGTCCCGGCCTGCGATCTTTCCGTTGACCTTCACGATCAGCTCGCGTAGAAGGTAGCCGAGCCTGCGGTCTGCGTGATCACCGCCTGCGTCGTCACCTTGTCCTGCGCCGTTCCGCCGGGGATGCCGCTGAATCCGACGTAGCCGTTAAAGCACATGATCTTTCCGCCGCTGCCGAAGGTAAAGCGGAACGCCGCCGCCGATTGCGAGTCCGTCGCCGCTTTCATGGCGATCTGGCCGGCGTCCGTCGGGTCCCAGATGTTGTCGAAGGTGAACGTCGCGGCATCCGGCAGCCCCGGCACTTGCGACTTCGCGTTGACGTGGATCGTCGTCGTGTCGAGGAAGGCGTACGTCCCGCCGGAGGTCGACATCGTCAGCGCCGTCGTGATGCTCGTGCCGAACGTGATCTTCTTCGCGGTGCCGCTGGAGAAGGCCGAGAACAGTGTCGTGTCAACGCCCTCGAGCGCGAACGTATCGGTAGCCACGCTGGCGACGCGCACGACCTTGCTGTCGACCTGGTACATGCCCTGCACAGCCAGCAGAACGTAATCCCCGTTTGAATAACCGTGGGCGGTTGACGATACGACACCGGGGTTCGCCAGAGTGATCGCCGTGATCGTTTTCGAGGCGGCGAGCGCAGACTGCATTGCGATTGCCACATTCGACCATTTCGTGACGGTTGGCATGATTCAATACTCCTTCTGTTGGTCAAAGCGCCACGTCAGGCGCACCTGCTGCAGTTTGGTAAATCACCTCGAACGTCATCTCTGCCGTCCCGGTAGGCTGTTCGGATGTTCCCTCTAGCGTGATGGTCGTCGCAGTCAATACAATCGAGCGCGCCAGCGGCTCGAGCGCGGTAGTGGTCAGCGCGGTCTCCACCTCCTGGCAAATCTGATCGAGCTCGTCGTCTAAACCAGAGACCGAGGCGGCGACCGCTTCGATGCGGAGCGTCAAATTGCGCTCCGAAATCGTCGGCGGCGTGAACGTAATGGCCGACGACGTTTCGTTCTCCGAATAGATAAGCAGACCAGGCAAGGTCTGGGTTTCCAGCGGGTAAACCCGCGACTTGTAGACGCGCCCGGCCGTCGACGGCAAGCCAACGAGCAACCCGACAATGGCGTCGCGTATCTGACGGCGAACGTGGAAGGCCATATCTCATTGCCTCTCCAGGCGCAGAGCGAGAATGCCGGTGCCGTCGGGTTCGACGCCGACAACCTTGTAGGTCTCCCCACGAACAACAAAAAACAGCGTGTCGCTTTGCCTAATCGACGGCAGGTCGGAAGCGTTGCATGTGAATACCGGCGCGCTCCCTTGGACTGCATTGCCCAATGGCTCAATATAAGCAAGGTCGAGATACCCGCGCACCGTCCCGCCGCCGTTGTAAATCGCGACGACGGAATCCAGATCCGAAAAGAAAACCGAGCGGTCTTCG